CATGGTTCCATAGAATATGCTGCATCAGCAGCGTCAAGAATACCTTTGGCAAATCGAGCTTCACCGCTAGCGTCTGTTTGGTACGGCGAGAATATTGGGGTTTCAAATTCTTGCGCCATGCTCTTCAAAGCCTTACTAACTTCTATTTGTTCTGTCCAATCGTATTGCCCTCCACGAGAAGGTATACTAGATCGCTTAACTTGATTGATATAGTCGACTATAACTACGCCCACATCCATCTTGCTTTTAATTTTTTTATCAAGCTCGGCTCTTATCTTAGAGATAGTAAGAGAGGGGTCATAAACTACATCTAACTGTTGAGATGGGAGAAGCTCACAAGTAGATTTTAGTTTATCGTGGAACTTTTCAAAGTCTCGATGATCTCGGTACTCTGCAAGTCGCTCTTGGCTATCTTGATATCGGGCAGCCCACCAACTAGCAACCTTTTCCCATTCCGTTACGTTAAGATTTTTAGCGCGTAGGCGTGAAAAAGGTACTTCAGTTGCAATCGAACAACACCGTTGCAGTATCGCTCGGCTATCCATCTCAATAGTGAAATAGATTGCAGACTTTCCAGATTCATAGACATTGTTAGCAATATTAGAGCAGGTAATAGATTTCCCCGCCCCTCGACGACCGCCTACTAAGATTAAGTCTCGGGGGGAGAACGAAATCTCGTAGTCATTATCGGTATTTAAGCCGAGAGGCAGGTACTTTCCTAACTCTTCATCAGGTTCAAACAAGGGAATACGTTGCATACTCTCTTGTGGTTCTTGAAGGTCTACTTTGTTTTCGATATCAAGAACGATTTGATGTAAGTGTCCTACAGATTCCTCTGCATCCTCAAAGGACATAGAGTTATCAACGTAGTCCTCAAGTGACAGTAGTATCTCTTTTTGAGTATACTCATTTTTCAGATACTGAAGAAGCATATACGCATCCGCATCTACTTCAACAGAGTCTATGGCAAAGAGAAGTTCCTTAGTGGCACTATCTCTTAGCTCAAACTTGAGGTCTTCAAACGTGGGGAGCTTATGAAATTTTTCGCAGTGCTTGTCTATCTCAGAAAATAATCTGTGATAGGCTACAGGCAAGTAATGCTTACGCACTGATGACCAAGATTCAAAATCTTGCACATCTAAAACTTGCTTTATAAAAGCACTTGCGATATTCAATGGTTCCCCCGAGTGAAATGTAGCCAGAACAACCCCTTGTCCTAGCTACATGGATGTACTACTTCTTAGGAAGCAGCAGCTTTTTCTTTCTTTGCAGCTCCATCATAGTCTGACGCTGTCAGCCCACGACGGGTTAGCATAGTTTTGACACCTCGGGCAGTTTTACCAATTGTCTCTGCAATTGATTCTACTGTCATATCAGAAACATCACCCAGGTCAGCCAAAGGATCTTCTTTTGCTGAGCCTTTCGTATGCTCTTGACGGGGGATAGCGTCGATTTCGCCGGAACGAAGAAGGCTAAGAGCCTTACCACGAATACTGTTTACAGTACGGTCAAGCTTTTCTGCAATCGCTTCCACGAAAGCACCATCTTTAACCATAGCTACGAAGATATCTTCTTCCTCGGGGGAATAAGTTCTTACAGTCTCCACTTTGGGAGCAGCTTTAACATGGCCAGTAAGTTCCATAGAAAGGATCTTACCTTGAATAGATTTAGGACTAAAAGCCCCAGATTCAAAGTGAGATGCGATCTCTGCATAGGTATACTCGCCGCTATTGCCTTCGACAAAAGCAGAGAGAGTAGCTTCTTGAGACTCGCTGAAAGCGCGTGCACTTTTAGCTGAAGCAAGTTCTACTTCAAAACCCATTTTACGCAGTTTGCTAGAAACTGACCGTGTAGTAGTCTCAAGCTGGTCTGCAGCTTCTGCTACAGTTACTTGAGAAATTGGTACTTCATCACCGACGAAATTAGTGAGCTCGTCAGTACGCTCATCAGTCCACTTAGGCAGTGTTGCCATTGGTTTCTCCTATAAAATCTAATAGATTAGTTACTATTGTTATGCCAGACTCTCTGGCCTTTTTTGTTTTTGCAGATTCTATTCCACTTTCATTCACGAGAATGGTTACATCTTTTGTAATAGTACTTTTTACTGCGTATCCTTGGGCTGCTAGTGCCTGGGTTGCGTCAGCTTTAGTTTTAAAACTTGTTAGTTTACCACTAATACATACTGTACCAAGAGCTTCTACTTTATCTTTAGGTTTCTCAAACTTAAAATCAAACGGTAAAAACTCAAAATTATTAATCCATTCATCTTCGTACCAATCCATTAAACTCTCAGTAGTCTTAATTCCAAGACCCGCGTCACGACATTTGCCCATGCTAAGCTCAGTGAGATAGCTAATTTTTGTGGACAATTTCTCTGTTGCAGTCTTTCCGACTAAGGGTATACTAAAAGCTGGTAGTAATTGGTTCAATGTAGCTTTCTTACTATGTTCAATCTCTACAAATAGCTTATCTGCCAGCCGTTCTGAGGAGAGAGCAATCTTTGTAAGGTCATAGTCAAGCGCATATAATTCCCATAAGCAGGTAATTGACAGCTTTTCTATAGTCTTTGGCCCAAGCCCTTTAATTTTTAGGGTCTTGGCAAAGTGCTCAATTTGTTTACTAATTTGTGCAGGACACTCGGTGTTCTCACAAAACAATAAGTCGTTTCTCCACGCCAACACAAAACCGCACGAACTACAAGTAGTAGGGGCTAGTATCGCTTGCATGGGGACTCCTCTGAAATTGAAAGTATATTATATCTAATTTTGAGATTATTGTCAAGAATTATTTTTAGTTAACTCGTCGGACAATACGGGGGATGATTTCACCACTGCGTATGACTTCGACCTCGCAACCAATTTCTAATCCTAACTCCTCAATGTATTGCATATTATGTAAGGTAGCTCTGGAAACCTGTGCATCCCCAACCATAACGGGCTCTAATTCTGCTACTGGTGTTACCACTCCAGACTTACCTGTTTGCCAGACTACACCTAGTAGTTTGGTTACTACTCCTTCCTTTTGTTCTTTATAAGCTAAAGAACCTCGTGGGTGGTGTGCAGTAAAACCACAATCTTCCCATGCTTCCAGACTATCAATCCTAAAGACGTCCCCGTCTGTAGGGTAATCTGTAGGGTCAAACTCAAGATCCGTATTGAAACCCAAAGAGGCACAATAAAGTAGTTTATCAGTCCAGTACAAAAAGTCACCATTTGGTCGCATATCATGTACTACAAAAAATAAGTAAGGTCTTCGTTCTTTAAACTCTTCTTCACTCTTAAGGTTTAAGGCACCTGCTGCAAAGTTTCTTGCATTAGGAATACTACTTGGTGCTACTACTTCACCGTCAATCTGACAGAGAGCTTTGTAGTCAATTTCCCACGGAACTGTTTTAAGGTGGCGTACATTTTTCGTTATGTCTATGCCCTCTTTACCATTACCACGGCTTGTGGCTCGTACTAATAAGCCTCCATCATAAACGAGGGATATAGCAGCCCCATCCAACTTAGGAGTTCTACAGGGCCAGCGGTTGTTAGACCACTCATCTACTTCTTCAAGAGAAAAAGTTTTCTGTAACGAATACATAGGATAGAGATGCGCAACTCCAGACTTAGCAGTGTAGCCAACCTCGAGTTCAGCACCATCTGTGGACTTGAGAAGAGAGCCTTCTAAAGCGTCCCACTCTTCATCACTTAATGGGCTTTCACCATCTTCGTAATAAAGTTTGGCTATCTTGTTCCTGTATGCGTAATCTATGTCTGTCATAGGTTCTCTCATTTATTTATAGATATTATACTAGAGAATGCACATAAAGTCAAGAATTATTTGGGGGATCCTCCGGATAAATTTCTTTTATTAATTCACCAAAGTTTTCTTCTATGATTTGCCTAGATTCGGCAAGAGATATAATCTCTGTTAAAGCGCGGAACAGTTCCCTAGAATTATTAAAGTCAAGTGGCAAAGCTACCCCCTTAGGAGTAGGCTGCCATTCTTCTTCAAAATCCATATAATACTTTCTTAGATGCAGGTATTCTATACCTCTGAAAGTATTGACAGTGAGCCGTACTTGCTCTTGTTTTTCTTCATCGTAATGAATTACGTGTTCATAAATATTAACAGGATCAGTAATATCTATCATGATTCATTCTTCAGTACAGAGGCTAAAGGGACTACACTTGTTACATTAAAAGGCTTTAACAGACGGTAAGAATCTGTATCCCAGCAGAATAATAATAGTGTATTGCTTGTCTCTTTTGCCCTGTTCTTTTTGCTCTGAATATAAGGCGTACTAAAGTCCAACGTGCAAACATTGTACTTTAGTTTTTTTGAGTTCTCACTACGATAAGTAATGATTGCGTCGCCATACTCCGTGACAAGAGCGGTTAGTTCTTGTTTCTTCACAAAGGCTCCTTAGGTTTAGGTGGGTAAAATCTTTTACCTTCCTATACTCTGAAGCCTAATTGGCTACAAAAAATATGTCGATACTAACCGAGTAATCCGGTGAAGTACTGGGCAGCTTTGCCTGTTAATTTAGATACAATATCTTCATCAACTAAATGTCCACGAGCTATGATAGCTGCTGCAAGGGCGTCCTGTGCAGCTTGTTTTGATACTCTAGTAGAGGTAGTTTTAGTACCATTACTAACAGCTTCTTTCTTTACATAAACTCCTGCTCTGCTAAGAATCATGCGAACTCCATTAGGGCTTTCACCTACTTCGTCAGCAATGTCTTTCACAATCTCCATTGAGGTTTCTGGAGTTGGGTTTTCTGCTTCGTACATATCTACTACTTGTTCTTTTTTTTCGTCGTCCCACGCCATTATGCGTTTCCTTTTGTTAATTTACTTAATTTTGAAATGATATTATATCGCGATTTAACATTTGTGTCAAGATTTATTTTTCACTGCCTAGTAGCAAAATCGGCTCTACCCCAGCGTATTATACTATCTTTTTCAAGATCCTCAAATGTATCTGTCTCTACATTTATTACTATTAATTTATTTCCTTTGCTCGGGAGACCGCTCTTTCTATATAAGTGCGTATGTTCCGCATTAGATGTCATACTTTTAAATGTAATCCAACACTTATCATCCTCTTCTAAAACTGTGAGTATATTGTCTACCATCATATCTTATTTAAATTAACTCCATATTCTTCCAAGTGGGAAAGTTTCCCTAGCTCACAGGCTAGTACAAAAGCATAAAAGCCACCTACTGTATTATCTTCTGTTTTCTCTAGGATGTATACTCGGTAGCCTTTGCTTTCGTACTGTTCTTTAACCTCTACTTCTGCCTCTACTATTGCAGGTGCATGATACCTTGCAGACCATACTTTCTCTCCCGAATTGAAGCTCTCTGCTACACAATTCTCGGGAATCATACACGGTCCAGCACGCTCTTCTACACTAGCAGGTCGTTGTGGTACTCCTACTCTGTCGAGTATAGAGCGCACAAACCCGGATGACCGATATAACCCCGTTGCGATTTCAGAGATAGATTCTCCTTGCAAATAGTTTGTTATAGCTTCAGTTATTTCGTACCCAGCCGCTCTTTTACCTTTGTTTGTAGCCTTTCGTTTTGCTACATACTCTTGTCTTTCTTCGAACTCGGCGATGATCTTATTCAGTCTTGTAGTGTTATACGATATACTTAATACTTCACATGCTTCCTTTTTCGTTATAGGTTTTTCCTGCCCCAGTAGCTCTATTACTTTCTGTATATTCGCTGCGCTTAGATTTTCATACGCTCTTTTCTTCACTCTTGACAATTAATTCATCCTCCAATTTAAACATTAAACAGCATATAGCATGTGCTAAGTGAGATAACCCTGTCTCTTCATCTAAGTCCTCCCCATCTATATGGGCGAGTATATGTCTCATAGCTGCACTACTATATCTATTTTGTAGATCATCTACTTTCCTCCAGTTATGAGGGTCGTACTTCTCTGCTCCAAATGTTAATACTTTTCCTACTTCATATAAACTCTTCGGGGGCAGTAAGTATAGCTGAGGTTTTTCAGAATCATACTTCCTTCCATTATTTGCTATAATCTCAAGGAGTTCTTCACCTTCCATACTTTTATAATGGTGTGTTTTACTTCTAAGTTCCTCTAGTGTGAGCACTTCTTCTTCGCCACACCAACTACACATCTCTCCTTTAATTACGGCAAGATTGTCATTTAAGCCGTCGCAAAAGTGGTGCCACCAATCATCGGGATTCTCTTTCATATTCTAATCCTCGTACGCTTTTATTACACTAGGAAAATGAGTGCCTACTATGTCCCAGCACAGTTCTGCAATCTTTTGATGCTCTTTCTGTGTTCCATTACCCATTCTTAATTGACAGTAGTGTATCCAACTACGAAGAGTTCCAGCCATATACAAAGTAGTACTAGTAAGCCCTTCAGGAAGGACTGCTCTGGCTTGTTCTTTTGCAATTCCTTGCTGTAATGCCCACTCGTATACTTCTCTATTTTTCTGTAGAACTTCAACTTGCTTCATTTGCCAACTTTCAGACAACCTTCTATCCTCTGAAATATTAGGATCAATATCAATACTGTTTTGTCTATTCTTTGGGTCTTGTTTACGAGCCTCTCTACTTTCAAATCCATCAGATATTGCATATCTCTGACTGAACTCTTGATAAGAGAAACTTCTATGCCGTATAATTTGTCTACTAATATCCCTAGTTGTCTGAATAGACATAGTAAGAGATACCATCTCGAAGGGGCTCCAGTGTTCATTTTTGATTAGATACTTCAACAACCCCGGAGCTGTTTTACAATTATTCTGATTGCCAGGATTACTAACTCTAGCACAATAGGCTACAAATTCGTCTGCGCCTTTTGTGCCTGTAATTGCTGACGGTTTACTTAAAGAAACTAATTCTACTTTCACTTACGATACATTCTCCATTCTAGTCATTAATCTTTCAGCTCGATTCGTTACTTGTCTATACCACTGCGAATCTCGCCCCTCTATTGCGGCTTGTCTCCAATCTTGATGCTCCAACTCCCTATTGAAGTTCTTGAACTTCGATAGACGAGGTCTGCCCATATTGAACATCATATTAATTAAAATTTCTTTTACCTCTTGTGGGGCACTCATAAACCAAGGGTACAGTATCTTACACTCTCTAGCTGCTGTTTCTAAATCTTTTTCTAAGCAGGCATCCACTCTTTCTTTAGACACAGCAGTATCGTCAGGCAGGAGGTATTCGGGGTCGCCCTTTATAATTAGATGCCCTACTCCAAAGGTTGCGTAGCCTAAGTGATCCTTGTAGATTGCGTACACTACACCTTCGTCTGCTTTAATTTGCTTTTTTAAACTATCCGTTATCATTAATATACCTTTATTAAGTCCCAGTTCATGGGTTCTTCTGACCGTATCTCTACGGGTCTATAATTCATATCTGTAAACTGTATGAGTTTTGGAGTTACTTTCTTTATTTTAACAGCTTTATAACTCTTAGAAACCCTACGGTAACTCGTGTTGCCTTCTGTGTCTAGTTCCTTTGCTGCTACAAACCAGATGGTTAAATGGTATTCTTCATAGATTAACTTTTTCCACCATCTAATGAGAAAGAACTCGTGTTCCCTAAATTCTTTTCCTTTTCTTATTCCTTTCCTTAATTCATTTTCTACTACTGTCTGTCTTTCTTCCTTTTCTGCTATCCAGCTAGGCTTATCCGCCATTATTCTCCTCCAAAGAGTTTAGGCAACTTAAATCCGCCTTCTTTCTCTTCTACTTTCTTTTGGGGTGGAGGTTCTGGGGTGGCTTGCAACGCTTCATTCTTTTCCAACCACTCTTCAGCTTCGTCAGCTGCATCTGTAGCCTCTCTGTAATACAGAATGATCTCTTTTTGCTGCCTTATAAACCTACGAATTTCTTGCAGATTATAAGCCATACTTTCATACCCTGCAGGCGTGAGAGCGATTACTACAAACTCTGCACCTAATAGTTCTTCTACTCTTTTAACTGCTTCTTCGTAGTTATTTTTTGTAATAACAAACCACGTCACATCTTGCATGGTTATTTCTTGCGGTAAGGGTGGCTGATAAATGTCTAACTTAATCTCCGTTGTTACTACTTCTACAGGAGGAGGGGGTGTGTAATCTACAGTCGGTAGAAAACTACATCCACTACTCAGGAGTATCGTAAGACTGCTCAGCGCTAGTATCGTCGGCTTCATCTAATTCCCTGCTATCTGCTTCTACTTGGCGAAAGACCTTCGCCGTTCCACTATTAATTTTAGGTTCCATATACTCTGGCCGCGCTCTTGCAGTCTTAGCCAGGCTATGCCTTTTAAATACGTCTAAATACTTATTCTTTTCCATCTCTAAAGCACTTGCCTTTTTAGTAAGACTTGCAAATGCTTGAGCCTGAGCTTTCATCTGCTTTTCCATATTCTTAATAGTATTCATGTTAGTTTGTGCAGCCGTTTGAAGGGCTACGTTCTGTTGTGTTGCTGCTGCAATATCCATTTGTTGTTGGTTTATTCGGTTATCCTTTTCTTTTACTACTATTACGTGATAACCATACCCAGCACCCCCTATAATTAGGAGTATAGGCAACATTTTCATCATTCCAAACATAATCTTTCCTTTAATTCTTACCTTGGCACATCATCATCGTCAACGTCTATTAGACCTTTATCTACTAGATAGTTAACTGCACCTTTAATACCTACTTTTCTTCCAAGATGCCAGCTATGTGCCGCACACCCGATAAGGCAGAAAGCAAATACTACAAAACCAGCTAATGTTGTTTCCACGTTTATTCTCCATACGTTATTATTCTCAGAAGGGTATATTATACTACAAAATAACTGTCGTGTCAAGAAACATTTTTAGAATGTGCAGTAAAAAATAATTCTTGACACGTAGCTTATACTTTGCTATAATACTCTCATGAAAATTTATAAAAAGAAGCCTTGGAGTAGAGTCGAAAGGGGCATATTATCCAAGTATTATTACATTATGGAGAAGGAGGAATTATATCGTCTACTACCCGATAGAACTCCAAATTCAATAAGAAAGCAAGTTTTATACTTGAGGTCAAAGAGGTGGCCTTTTAAACATGAAAGTCAAAGTTAGAAATAATAATATAGAGACTGCACTACGTGCTTTTAAAAAGAAGTCTGGTGAAACTATTTTTGAGTTTAGGGAGCGTCAATACTTTGATGGACCAGCAGCTAAACGACATAAAGCTAAAAAAGCTGCAAAAACGAGAGAAAAGCGTAGACAGGCTCAAGATGCAAAACCAACAAGGAAATACTAATGGCAGTAATAACAGGAACTAACTTCGAATTGGTCGGAGACTTTATGGAAGCAATGGATCAAGAAGTGCTTGCATATCCAGTCTTTCCAGAAGAACATATACAGAAACTCAGACTTGACCTGATTGAAGAAGAACTCGACGAACTACATTTAGGTGTCGATAATATAGATATAATTGAAGTAGCTGACGCACTGACGGATTTACTTTATGTAGTTTACGGAGCAGGACATGCTTTCGGAATTGACCTGGATGAGTGCTTTCAAGAAGTACATCAAAGCAATATGAGTAAATTGGGGGATAATGGGAGACCAATAAAAAGGGAAGATGGAAAGGTATTGAAACCTGACACATATTTCCCCCCAGACTTAAAAAATGTACTATCTATCTGAATAAAACGTGTGGTCGCCTATTACAGCGGTAGCTGTGTACGCGGAAGCCCAGTACGGTTTTACTTCATTATTATGATACCAGTAGGTATTTGATGGAACGAATCTTAAACCACTATCTGTCATAGCAATATAAGCCACTGTATAGCATACATTCCAATTATACAAATCTTTAGGATTATCACTTAGTCCATCACAGAACCAACTGAACTGGCAAATCCATTGATTTTGTACTATTGTACGTTGCTTTACTACTGCACAAATATCATTAGGCCATCTTCTGTCCTTTACACGGTTGAGAGTAACCCCTGCAACCGCATACATTCCTGTTAAGTTCTGATCCCTTGCTTCATAGTAAATATTTTTAGCGAGACACTCTACTTCATCTGCCTCTGCTGGTACTGCTATCATGATTAATATTAGTGCTGTAATTACCTTCCTCATATAGTAACTCCCTATATCCCAGTGGGGCTTTCATTCACTTATTGTTCCATCATATCCTTTAAATCGGTAATATACTGTTAATTCGTCTCCTTTGGCAATTGGAGCTACAGTATATAAAGTCTTGCAATCTTCGCCAATGTTATAAATACCCTCTGCCTCTATTACTGCTCCATCTAATATGAAACAATTAGGGGTTTCTGAATGGTTAATAAAACCTCCGAGAGGTGTTCTT